GTTGGTCGTGCAGGAGTCTACCCGTTAGCAGTGCCAACGGTTTTGTTTAGACTTCCGACAGCGCCCTTAAAGCAACTTAATATGGTTGCTTTATTTGCGCAAGCCAACTCTATCCATCCGCAACGCTTCCGACTGCGTTGAAAGCTAAACTTTCGTTTAGCGGCGCACTAGGAAATCCCAGACCCTCAGTGAGGATCTAAACAAAGGAGTTACTAATGGCTGTAACATTAACGTCCCCAATTACGGGACTAGCGCAGACCGGTCTCACGTCTCCCACCTATACCCATGTCAGCGACATGGCACCCGATTCAAACGGGCGTCAGGTTGCTGTATCGGCATTGGGTGGAACGCAAACCGGAGTCACTACGCACACTAGCGGCTCGCCTTTCACGCTGAACGTGGTCCGACCCAAGGTTTTCAAATTCCTTGGAAAGGCTCATCCAGTGACGGGTGTTATTGCTAACGTACCTAAGAACGTGTTCAAGCTGATTTCACGCAAGGGTGTACTGCCACTGGCAGGCCAACCGTATCAAACTATGATCGTAACAACGGTCATGGAGATACCGGCTGGTTCTGACACGGCGGATGCACCCAATGTTCGTGCGTGTTTGTCCGCTCACTTTGGCGCTTTGTCTCAGCAATCTGCTGGGTTCGGCGACACTTGTGTGACTGGTATTATGTAAATGCCAGTTCATGCGAACAAAAATGCTTGTCCTCAAAATACTCCAGGGCATTGCTCTGGTGTATCCGTGGCTATCGGATCTCTTGCTGAAACGCAAGAAACCGGTCGAAGTCGCCAAAACGCAGAAATCGCGCAAGGCAACAAAGACACGATAGTAACACTGTACGTTCAAACCCTTAAGGTGATCCTATGCATAGTTCTGCTGGTGACATCTCTGCACTTCTTGACGCCGATCTTGGAGTCAATGGTTGGGACGGGTCAGTAGACCCGCAATCCGGTGACAGTGCCAAAGATTTTGCAATGAAGGCACTGCGACGTTCGCTATTCAAGAAGTTTCACAACCTTGAAAGTGACGACGCCCGAAATAAATTAGCGTGGGCGAAGTTCAGTGAAATGAACTCACGTTGCGCTAACTACTCCGGGTACCGATCTCAACCGATGTCCGAGCTCGAAAAGATGGCGATGAACGAAGCGGAAAGTTTCATCTACCGCTTTTGCCATCCGGACGAGATGCCGATCCTAACTCTTAAAACAATAGAGCAGGGTTTAGGCTTCGGTCCTGGTGCGAATATTGGCGCAAAAACAGGCGACCCTTACGGGAAGCTTGCTATTAGCCAATTGACGTACACGGACCCGGCGTTGCTCAAGTTATATGAGCATACTAACCTTGGTGTGCCAACCATGATCGAGCAAGAGCTATTTCGATCAATGCACTACGCCACCAGGCAAGTACAAGGCAGTAGAATTTCCTTTGTCCCTAAAGACAGTCGGATAACGCGTACCATATGCACCGAGCCAATTCTGAATATGTATTTTCAGAAAGGCATCGCCAATGTTCTCGAAGCTAGATTACGTCAGGTCGTAGGAATTGACCTGAGGAATCAACCAGAGAGAAATAGGCGGCTTTGTCGGTTGGGATCAGTAACTGGAGAGATCGGTACTATTGATCTCACCAGCGCTTCTGATTCCTTGTCCATGCGACTTGTAACGGAAATCTTCCCAGACCACATGGTTAGGTGGCTTGAGAGGACCCGATGCAAGCAAACACTACACAATGGTGTTTGGCATGAATTGCATATGGTGTCTTCAATGGGAAATGCTTTTACCTTCCCACTACAGACACTTTTCTTTACCGCGTTAGTCGTGGGTGCCTATCGTACCTTAGGTTTAAAACTAAGATACAACGGTAGGATCACTAGTTTTGGCTCAGACGTTGCTCATTGTAAAGTGCATCGTCGTGAGTCTACACAAGACGGGAATTTTGCCGTCTTTGGTGATGACATACTAGTCCAACGCGAGGCTTATGACCTCGTTGCGAGACTACTTGAAATCACCGGTTTTCTAGTGAACCACGAAAAGTCCTTTAACAACGGGGACTTCCGAGAGTCGTGTGGCCATGATTACTTTAAGGGCCACAACGTTAGAGGAGTATATATTAGAAAACTCCTTGACGACCTTGACTACTACTCTGCATACAACAGGCTAAAAAGATGGTCTGTAAAGCATGATGTTAACCTGAGTCGGACTCTATCATATATTGCGGCAAAACCGCAAAAGGTACTTTTAGTACCAGATGATGAAGACGACGAATCAGGTTTTCATGTGCCTTACAGCTTTGCTCGTAAGGTTCTACCTGCTTCTTGCGGCGGCGTACTAAAATACGTTGTCGCTCGCAGGTCACCTTTACTTGTAAAGTTCCCATTTGATGAGTCGGATGTACGTGGCGCAACACGCTGTAAAAGGCGTGTAAAAGGTTGGACTTACAATCCAGCTGGTGTCATGAACCTCCTTTTGTATGGTGGTATTAGGGACGATCTTTGGTCTCTACGTTCAGAGACTGCTAAGATCGCTTACTGTAAGAGGCGTACTCCATGTTGGGATACGCCAGCTTACGCCGCGTCTGCAAAGACGCGGTGCTGGCATGATTTCTATGCCAGTTTACTCCAAG